GTTGGCGGCTATAACAACGGTGCCGACCGCGCCAGTGGCCGAGAGCCCTGTAGTAGACACATTAGCCGCAGCGTCGACAACTGCACTACCGACAACGCCAATAGATTCTGCCCCCGTAGGAACAACATTCGCTTTCCCGGTTACAGATACAGAACCAACCGCACCTGTGACTGCAAGCCCCGTGACCGGAACGGATATACCAATACCGACTTCTGCGGTGCCAAGCTCCCCAGTAGCTTCAACACCAACAGCCGCGGTGTTAGCCGCAGCGTCGACAGTCACACTACCGACAGCTCCAGTAGCTTCAAGCCCCGTAGTAGGCGCTGAAACTCCGCCAGTAGCAACAACAGAACCAAGCGCACTCGTAGAAGAGACCCCTGTCAGGGTAACGGTGACCCCTTCCCCCTCTACAACAGATACTGAACCTAAAGAAGCAGTAGCGGAAACGCCCGACACCGTCGCCGGTATCGGTTCACTCCATGCACCTTCAGACCAAGTTCCGCGGCCCCATCCTGTTATGTTAGCCACGGCGGAGCCTCCGTACTAACTTATGCTAAGCGCAAAATAGCGTTAGATGCGTCTGCAGTTGGGAACTGAATAGTAAAGTCACCCGCTGTGGATGTTTTATCCGCGCCGAAGTCAAGTACTGCTACCGCCGGGGTGCCTCCACCTGATTGGTAAATAAGCGCGCCGCGTGCCGTGATAGTTGCGGAAGAGAATGTGGTGTCCGCAAAATCCAAGTACGCTGTGGTACCTGATGTGGTGGGGTTAGTGCTAATAGTTAACGTGTTACCCCCCGCAGTATACCCAGTGCCAGTAACTTCGTTAGATGTAGTGTACGCTGTCGTGGTTGCGTCTAGTGACGCGCTAGATGTGTAGAGCGCGATCTTATACGTTTGTGCCGTGTCGCCACTAAAATCCATTTCTCCATCGAGAAGTGCTTTTTTAAACGATGTACACATTGCCTGCGTGATTGCCATGATGACCTCCTTAGCTTACAGGGTTTTTCGGTTGACCAGAACGATAGGTATCACCCCGAAGTTTACCGTCCCCAAGGTTTTTGAGCAGTCCAATAGATAGAGTAAACATCTTGTTATACATATCTACCATGTCCTGCTCTCCTTTCATAAACCGAATCGCTTCGACTAACGCCCCGTTCAAAAGCGCGGAATCGAACTCATCCCCAAGCCACGTAGTGCCTGCGGTTACAATGGATTCGGGGTAATAGCCATAATGCAGTTCAGCAGTATATGCTGCGTCGGGAGTAGGCCCGACAATGAACGCATCATCGTTAAAGTTTGCGTAGTGCTTGGGTAACCCGGTGCTAGATGTGCTTGGGTACGCCTCACGGATAAAGTTTACATCTTTATCTAGTAGGTACACGTAGTCCCCCACCGCATCTACGATTGCTAAGCTGTACGTGTACAAATAGTCTGACGGCGCAGACAAATATTTGTTGTCTGCGGTTAGCGCCCCGGTTACGTTCTTACGTAATGCGGGTAGCTGAACAGTGTTGTATATCTTCTGCTCGGCCTGTTGAGTGAACATAGCGAGCTGGTCATCGGTGAACGTATTTTCACAGATATCTTGGATATTAGTTTTCAGCTCAGTATAATCCATTGTTTATGCCATTGGCCCTCGTGCATACAGGCCCTTAGTCGCCGCACCAGTGCCACGCACTTTTACGCCTTTAGACTTAGAAGCCTTGTTCATTTTATTGGGCTTTGTAACTTTGCCGCCCTTTTTCATCCGTGTTGTATTGCAGTTCGCCATAGCGTTATCTCCTAAGATGTTATTACAGTAACTTGCCCAACAAATCCAGTGCCCACTAGGTTGTTGTCAACGAGGTTAAATGGGTCTTGTAGGCCCACAGGGCTCCACCCGTATTGGAAGTCACGCGCTGGTATAAGTTCTGCTGTGTCTGGACGGGGGTTACGTAGTGCCTGTGGATCATCTACAGGAAACTCTCCTAGTCTAAGCTGCGGGTGGTCTGGGCTCCAGCAGTCTTCGCAGGCAAGAACGTTAGTGTTACGCCCTTTAACATATAACGCCTTTAGCTCTTTCAGCTTGTAAGAGAACCCGCAGACATCGCATATACCTAACGCTTTCTTAGCTGAAGCAAACCGCGTGCTCATCTAATAACCCCCACGCGCGGTACGAAACGTACAGGAGCCTTTTCACGGTCTTCTTCCGCGGCCAACCTAAACTGCTCTTCATAAGTTGCCTTCAGCATATCAATACGTGGCGCCAATTCTGGGACTTTCATGGCAATGTTGTACGCCAACCCAGCGACCAGACATGGGAGGAAGCGGAAATTCATATCCGCTGTTTGTACACCTGATCCTGCGTCCTCGACACGGCGTAGGCGCCAATACACTAACGTGTAATCGTCGCTCTCTGGCACTGGCCAGACGTTGACCCGTGGGTTGTCCCGTAGGCGTTCGATCCAGAACTGAATAGGGCGCCCAGTGTTCGTTTTGTTTGGGATAGACGCGTACGTGCTGACGCTAATCCGAGATATGGTCAGGTCCTGCTGGGTTGTACCACTTCCTGTACGCACTACCTGCTCAAGCAGATCAATAGTATCCGCAGGTAGGTCGTACTGGCCTACGCCTTGAGTCAGACTGACAGTACCCTCATCAATGGTCCACAAGTTAATGCCACGGTTCTGCCACTCGATAGTCATCAAGTTCATAGAACGACGTGCGGTACGAAGGTCGTACCCAGAACGCATCTCACGGCCTGCACGTTCCCATGCTTCTTCGGCGATCTCCGTGAAGTCCATGTTGAACGCTGTGGTGCCTGATGTCGTCATTTCTTAGTCTTCCGTTTTGCAGGAGAGACGCGCCGTGGTTTACCCGCAGGTTGCCCTAATCGTTTTTTCTCGGTGATCTTCTTACGCTTTTCCGGCGTACTCATCTCACCGCTGGTCTTCGGGGTTTTGCTGGACACCTTCTTTGTAGGCCTACAGTACGGTGTGCCCCGCTTCTCACCTTCTTTGCGTCCGCAAGCCTTGCCAGTGCGCACATCTTTCCAGTCCTCTTTGAACCAACGTTTGAGTGCTGCGCCTTCCTTTGTCTTACGAACGGCCATTACTTCTTCCCCTTGTTGCCCCAGTTCTTAGCGCCAGCCTTACGGCACTTAGCTATGGCTCCAGAGGCATAGGCGGACGGGAAGACTTTATAGCGGGATTTAACCTTGCTATAACACGCGTCTTTCACCGCTCCGCCTTTTTTGTAGTACCTGCGCATCAGGAACCCTTCATTTTCACCATCTTGCAGGGGCGCACTGCACCGCCACGGGCCATACCACAGCCGCGAACTTTGCCGCCAGCCTTCATGCCAGTAAGACGCTTAACGCCCTCTGCGCCATAGTTTTCCATTGGGTCAATGCCGCGTGTGCCTTGGCTTCCGGGCGTGTTGCCAATCATCTCAGGGCGCATTTTAGGGCGCATGGACTGCTTGGGTGCACCACCCCGTTTAGACATCATCTCTTCCATGTCTTTGGGACGCATTTTAGGGCGCATGGACTTCTTAGGGGCGCCTCCAGCTTGATATTTTTTCACGGTTTCACCTTTCTTTGTTTTGTGCTCGCTGTCTTTCATCATTGTCCCGTCAGGCATTTTATGATAGCCAACTTTGCCGCCTTTGTTTGAGCCTTTTGCGGGCATTTTATTCCCCCGTAGTTGGGTTTTCATCTGGGTACGAGAAATAGCCACCTAGCAGTTCCATTTCCGTAAGCTCTTGTTGATACGACTGTCTGGGTCATTTGCCGTCTTAGAGCTAGTATTCTTGGCCTTCATACCCTTCATACGAGAGCAGAAAGACTTCCGACGATTAGCGGCCTTTGACCCCTTCTTGAGCTTACTCGGCTTGGTAGTAACAGCGGTCTTCAGCTTGCTTCCGGGGTTGGCTTTTCGGTAGCTTTCCACACCCTTTTTGTTCAAGCCACCAGACTCGCTCTTACCTTCTTTGCGTGTCCACGCAGGGGACTTCTTAACTGAGCCGCCTTTTTTGTAGTAACACCGCATAGAGCACCTCTAGCTGTAGAACACTGTCATCGCGCTGATGTTGGTCATCGCAGTGATAAGCACATCGTCCTGACACCGAATACCCCAATCTGGGATGTTAACGGAGTGAGAATCTGAAGCTAGGAAGTCAAGATCAAGCACAGTACGCCCACCAGAACCATCGGTGATGGTAAGACGACCTGCGCCACCTGCTGTAGTCAGCACCTGAACCTGCCGGATACGTGCTGGACCTACCCCCAAGGATGCTGCCGCGGTGACTCGTTTTGACTGTACGTCTGAATTAGACATTCGCTATCCCTTCTTTTTTGAAGGACGGCTACGCTTCTTAGCAGGTTTTGTTCCCCACGCCTCATTCACATCAGGTGTAGAAGGGTCGTCTGCTTTAAGCGTACCGTCATCATTTCGAGCGCGAACGGGAGTAGTCCTGATAGGAGACCCATCAGGATATAGTCCACGCCGTGCGAGTTCTTCGGCAGAGGGTGCTTTAAACCTACTCATAACCTAACTCCTTATGCTGCGGCGATTGTGGCACCTGTGTCCGAACGTTTCCAGTCTGTGCCATCAGAAAAGGCCAAGATAGCTGCGCCTGCTGCGCCGTTGGAAACGTACACAAGCGTACCAGCCCCAGCATCAGAAGCGGAGGGGGCGGTTGCAACTGTATATGTTGGAACTTTGATGTCGCCAATGAAACCAGCGGTTGAGGTCACTGGACCTGAAAATGTAGTCGAAGCCATTTTAGTACCCTTTGCATAAGGATTCGCTTTGTAGTCTATGCAACGTCAGGAGGGCGGTAACCTGTCTACAAAGCTGATGTTTGCCCTAATAATGCCAGAATACACTAGGTCTAAACAAAAAGAAAGGGGCTACCGAAGTAGCCCCCCTCAACTCACACGGAACCCGCATGAGGGAGCATACTAGGCTCCGGGTGAACCAAAGATACCAAGCGGATCAGACACACCGAACGAGTAACGTTCGCGCGCTTTATAGCGGCTGTTACCTGTGTCGAAGTCTGCGTCCATTGAAGTAGCCATTGGAGCGCGTGTGAAGTGCTTCAGACCGTTAGGAACATCTGTCATCAGGAACCAAGCGTTGGTATCCGTCAGGTAGTGGTTAACGGTGTAGCCTTCAGGGATCGAGCCGTTTGAGCGCAGAGCGTTCAGGTCGTTATCGGCAGTACCGACACGGCCTTCTGTCTCCAACAGGCGTGTTGCCACAAACTGCAGCGCAGGTGGAATAACCAACTTACGCGGCTGAGCGGCGATAAGCAGGCCACGCTCGTCAGTCCACTGACTGATCTGAATAACGGCGGCTTCAAGCGAAGTCTCGTTAAGATCAGAAGCGACTGCTGGACGGTTCGAGTTAGTTCCGCCAGACACGAGTGGGTGATCCGTTGCGCAAAGCGCTTTACCGTCACCGTATGTGGTGCCAGCAGCAAACGCATTGTTGAGGATCGAAGAGGCTTTAACCTGCTTGGTATACGCCATAGCACGAGCCAACGCTTTCGTATAACGAGCTGACAAAGAGTCATACAAGTTATCCTCGATAGCTTCCTCAGTGATTGAGAAGCCCATCGCGACGGTTTCGTGTGTATAGCGAGCAGTCCATGCTTCTTGAGCATTGTCATACTCAATCGCAGAACCTTCACCTTTAACAGGCGCTGCTGAGAAACCGGATAATTTGGTTTCCTCTTCAAATGACCGGTCTGACGACTCGGTTTCGAAGATTTCAGCGTGCTCTTCGCCATATTTTGCGTACTCCATGCCGAACAGAGCGTTCAGTCCGGGAAGGAGTTCTTTCAGTAGCTGGGCGCGTGAAATAGCCATGTTACATCACTCCTTATACGCCAGTCGTGTTGCTATACTGGTGACCTGCGTTCCATTTGACGTAGGCCTCAGTGTAACCACCCGAGCTGTTTTTCGTTTCCTCAACCAAACCGACGATGCGGAAAGGAAGAGTGTTTGTTGTTGCAGACGTATCGGAGATCGCGCCACGGGAGTTACCCGAAGTAGAATCGCCTGTGTTGTCTACACCAGCGACGTTCGCACCGATGTCTGTCAGAGCCAAGTCACCGATAGTTGTACCCGAAGATACGACGGCGGCTTTGAACAACAGGTCAGTTGCGTCTGCAACGTAGGCGACAATGTCGGACGCAACAGTATTTGCTGGGAACGACTGGCTATACAATTCATAACCCAAGTTTGGATCAGTGTATTTGCAGCCCATGAAGACACCCACAGGTGTCATTGCGGCGTCAAACGCATCGCGCTCGACAGTACCACCGGTGACAATTTTCACGGCATCCCCGAAGAAAATCGTAGTGTTATAACCACTAGCAATCTTCATCGAACGATATACACCCCCTACAAAAGGGGTCCCGCTCAACAGTTTCACCGGAACCAGACCGTAAGGTCCGCTAACAGTAGGATAAGCCATCTTTAGCTCCTATTAAGTTCCGTTACCAAATGTGACCTTCGTTTTACGCTCGTTAAAGAGCGGCATACGAGGATCGTTCTCACGCATGAAGTTGTTGTCCACCGAGTGCATCTGAGACTTAGTTTGAGTATTGTAGTATTCCGTACGCTCCTCAACCAACTCTGTAGGTGCCTTACACAGCATAAGCCCACCAATCACCACGTTATCAGCAAACCGATCGTTTTCGATTGTAACCATGGTAATTTCTGGGTGATTTGCCGCTTTCACGGGTTCCCAACCTTCACGCAGTTTCGAAGAAACGTTAGTGGCGTCGGCTTGACCTTGGGTGCTTACGCGAACCCAGTGAAATTCNTATCCATCTTCAGGAGTCGGCGTTGGAAGTGTTTCCGGGCGCTGCCAGCTCCGTTTACGGACGTTTTTATCGCGAGTCTCAAGCTCACGGTTGATACGATTCTCAGCCATTTTGTTTCCTCATGTCTAATGCAACCTGTTTGGCGTACTGTTGCGGGGTAAGTCCAAGCCTCTTCGCGATCTGCACTTGGGTTCTAGTTAGTGTCACCTTCTTCGGCGCAGTACTGCGCGTTGCTGGTGCTACAACCTGTGCTTTACGCTTCGGCTCCGGGGCCACCTCGACTTCTGTTTCGTCTCCCTCGAACTGATCTGGGAAGACCTGACGCATACGAGAATTAATCTTCTCGTAGTATTCACTCTCTTGAGGGCTGATGCCCTCTTTGACGAGTTTGTTATGCAGCCCCAGCGCAAAACTCGTCATCTCATCGTCTGATCCGAACCAAGGATTATCAGTTTTCCAATCCAAGGCCCGCTTGTCGACCTGTGGAGCCGGGGCGGGTGTAGATGCTTCTGGTGCCGATTGTACAGGCGTTTCGTCTTCCTGTAAAGTTGGTACCTTGATGTTTGCTAACCTATCGAGCTTAGACTTAGCATCGGAGAGCTTTTCTTGCGCTTCGAGCACAGCGTCTGCGTCCCCAGAGTCATAGGCGGTTTTNTATGCAGTTTTAGCAGAAGTTAGCTGCGTCTCTGCATTCTTCTTTGCCTGNGCGANAAGAGCCGTTTGACTCTTTGTGCTACTTGTTTTGAGTTTTTTATTCTCTTCCAGTAGCTGCTGAGTGACGCGCTCCAATTCTTCTCTAGCGCGTAATGCCTCTTCTTTCGCCCGCCGTTCGTCATGATACCCCTTACTAAAGTGCTTGATGCGTTTACGAACCTTATCGGAATAATCTTCCAGTTCTTCATCAGTAACTTCTTCAGGTGGATCGGATGGCTTGCGGTTACGATCTGCTTTCGGCGTATCGTCAACAACGTCTACGTCAAAGTCATCATCGTCATCAGCGGGCTTCTTAGCCTTCTGCTTAGGTGTTTCTTCCACATCTACTTCGACTTCGCCCTTTTTAGCTTTACCAGAACGATTCATTGGCTCCGCGGACGAGGGTTCAATCTCGATGTCTACTGTCTCTTCCTGATTATCAGGAAACTCGTATTCTACTTTTTGAAACGGCATTGTGCATCTCCCTATGCGCGTGTGATACCCCGAGGATCAGCCACGACTGCCTCAATCGAATCGTCATTCATCAAACGGTACTCAGTACCCCCGATGGTAAACCGTGTGCCAGAGTTCATGCGGAACATCACATAGTCTCCGGTCTTACACCAAGGGCCATCAGGAAACCGTGCTTCATCTCCATAAGCATCATTGCCCATATCCACGACCAACCCGATAATAGACATGATGTGATCTCTGCCACGTTCAGAGTCGGTTTTAAGGATACTTGTTCCCTCATAAGTGTCCGCGACCTGCGGCAAAGCGATGAGCAGGCGGTAGCCTACTGGTTTAGGGAGTTGTTGTTCAAACTCTTGTTCTTCGCTGATTTTAACTGCTGCTTTAGTCATCGTTGTCATCCATATAGTTGCGCGAGAGGTCTTCGATGTAAGACTTGCTGGCTTCGAGACCCCGAATTAAGCCAACAATTTCCCTGTACGCGGCGTAGTCCTTTGGAGCACCCCCGGTCAGGTATACTTGTGCGGACGAGATTTGCTCGTCGATGTTATTTGTAAGCACGTCAAAGACGGTTTTTGCCATATGTTATTCACCTTCTCCTCTAGGTTTTTTCTGTGTCAACCTCGCCATTTCCACGGCGGTCTTGACTTGCGCCTCACGGCGCGCTCGGTCCATCTCCACACCTTTTACTTCGGCGTTGATAGCGAGTTCGGTTTTATCAATGTTGATTTCTTCAGCCTTCATCATAGAATCTGCAGCTGCCTTAGCTTTCTGCAGTTTGAGCTGTTCATTACGTAGCGCGGCGTCTGTTTGGTCTTTCTGAGACTTACGCTGTACTTCCTGCGCTTTGATCTGGAGCTCAGCCTGCTGCATCTGGATGAGTGGGTCTTTGGCCTGCTCTTGCGCCTTTTTCTGCGCAGCTTGCTGCTGATGGGCCTGCGTAAGCTGTTTACCAGCGTCCGCAACCAGACGAGACAGTTGTACTTCGACTTCCTCGGGCATCTCTTCGTTTGGTGCGGGTAGCGGCGCGCCAAGACGTTCTTCGATCTGCTGACGGTACTGGAAGCCAAGGTGCTCGGCGATGTGCGCCTGCAAGGAAGCAAGAATCTGCTTCGCCTGCGGGTTTTGCCCGATCATCTGGGCGATCATGGGGTCCTGCAGGAACGCTGTATGCGTAGCAATGTGCGCTTCGTGGTCCTGATAGATAAACGCTTTCATCGGCTTGCCGATTAGCGCGTCCATGTTCTCGCTGATTGGGTCTGTAGGCTTCGCATCTTCGCGTGTCGGAACGATCTTGTCTGCGTTCTTGATACCCAACACCTCCATCATCTCACGGTGCAGCATAGGCAGATCATAAATCTGAGGCGCCTGCTGAGCCATCTGGAGCACCGCTTGGTACTGGACCACCCGCTGAGCCATTGTAGAGCTGTTAGGGTCGCTGACAGGGATCACATCCACCATCATATAGTCCATCTGACGCGCGCTCACCTCGCCTCTCTCAGGCACGTAAGCGTACTCTGTGGGGGCGTGCTCGGCAATAATAGCCTTGAGGAGCTTAAACTCCTGCTTCATCGCGTAGTGGACGCGTGCTTGGACCGCTGCCATAGGCTTCAGAGTGCGCTCAAGCAGGGCGAGTGTGGTGCCCACAGGCGCATTTGCCGACATATCCGATATATTCAGGTCAGAGATAGCCCCGAGGCGGCGTCCTTCCTGTGTAATACGGTCTAACAACGTAAGGAGTGTTTGGGACGGCTCTTTATAAGGCAGAGGCATGATGTTGTCGCGGATTGACCCCGACGGCACGTCTACATCCTTAAATTCACCCGGCTCGATAGGCGAATCGTCGCCTTTGATGCGCAAACCACGTGTTTTCAAGCCCCCCGGCAGGTTCGACAGTGTCCCTGCGTCCACCAACTGGCGGATAAGTGCTGTCCCTGCGCGAGAATAACCCCCGATGATGTGAATCAGGCCCAAACCATAGAAGCCAAAGCCCGGAACATAGGGATAATGTACGAAGAAT